AGGAAATAGAAAAGTTAATAGAGTTGGTTGCTTAAAATTATGGCAATCTCAAAAGTTAGAAGAAATTGGTGACAAAATTATCAATCATGTTAAAATCATGTCAGATACAGATTGGAAAAAAGATAACGGACAATGGATACCTATGCCAGCTACATATTTACGTCAGGAAAGATTTAATACAGAGCTTGCTGCTATTCGTAATTCGTGGGACAATGCACTATGAACTTAGGTGACGCACTAGATAAATTAACAGTTTCTCAATCAACAGTAGATGCTTACTATCAACAAGAGGAGTATTCTCATGCAGAATTTAAAATTAAAAGTGCAGATTCGTTTACTGATCTTGTCTTGCACTATTACAACCATGAAATTAATTCTGGCAAATCGTTGGGCTTCTCTAAAACGGAAGATAAATTTAGGATAAGGCCAGCAGAGCTTACTGTGCTTACAGGAATATCAGGGCATGGTAAAAGCATGTGGTTATCACAAGTCATTCTTAATATTCTTAAAGATACTAAAGTTTTACTGGCAAGCCTAGAAATGCGCCCAGTATTAAGTATCAGTCGCATGATTCAGCAAACATTAGGATCACCAGAACCAACAGATGATTACATTAAAAAGTTTTGTGGTAGAGCTGCTGACAAGTTATATATTTACGATCAAACAGGCGTCACTACTTCAGACGATATGATAGCGACTCTTTATTATTCAAAGTACGTTTTGGGTATAAATGTAGCTATTATAGATTCCTTAATGAAGATGTCGGACATCAGCGAGGAGTCAATGGAAAAACAAAAATTATTTGTTGATAGATTAGCTGTAACTTGTCGTGATTTAGAGATCCATGTTTTTTTAGTTGCACATAGTAAAAAGCCTTCAACAACAGAAGAAGATGTACCAGACGCTACACAGATTTTAGGCAGTTCTCATATTCGTAATTTATGCGATAACATAATTTGCGTTCACAGGTCTAAAAGAAAAGAACGATTGATTGATGAAGGCAAAACAGCAGAAGAAGAATTAAGAAAAATACCAGATGCAGTTGTGACAGTCCAAAAACAACGCAATTTTACGTTTGAAGGCTCATTTGCATTTTGGTTTGATCCAAAAGGTTTAAGATACAGGGAGTCGCCAAGTGAAGTACGAAACTACAGAATGGTTTAAATATTTAGATTTAGATGAAGAAGGAAAGCCATTATCTCCTACACATTGGAGAGTAACATTACCCAACGGAACAGTTTATAAAAGTAAAGGATACGATAATGCTGAAATGGAATTTAACAAAAGACAACCTAGCAAATCTAATTACAAAATTAAGATCACTTGATTGGACTAAGCATTGGCGTGTTACTGTAGTTGAAGCAAAAGCTAACAGAAGCTTAGAACAAAATTTACGCCTTTGGGAATTATATACAAGCATTGGCAATCACTTAGGTATTGAAAAAGACAAGATCCATGATCTTATGGGATATAAGTTTTTAAGATACCAAACAGAAATTGCTGGTATGCCTGTAGAGCTAGTAAAGTCAAGCACTAAATTAACTACAGCAGAAATGTCAGAATATCAGCACCAAATAGAAATTTGGGCGCAAACTATGGGATGGGAATGGGATTTATAGTGCAAGTTATTCAAATACAGCCTAAAGAAACTTATCAATGGTTACTTGAAAAACATTATGCTAAACGTATTCCACAAATAATGTTTGCTTTTGGTTTGTATGTAGATGGCCAATTAAAAGGAATTGTTACTTATGGCATACCTGCAAGCCCAGCGTTATGTATGGGAATATGTGGTAAAGAATATTCAGATAAAGTTTTAGAATTAAATAGGCTTTGTTTAATGGAAAATAATAAAAATGAATCTAGCTTTTTAGTTGCTAATTCAATTAAATTGCTTCCCAGACCAACAATAGTTGTTAGCTATGCGGATACCAGTCAAGGCCATGTTGGATATGTTTATCAATCTACTAATTTTCTTTATACAGGATTGTCAGCAAATAGAGTTGATTGGACAGTTAAAGGACTAGAACATAAACATAGTAAAACTTTATCAGATGGAATGACATTAGAATCTATTAAAGAAAAATATGGTGATGATTTTTATTACACAGAAAGAAGTAGAAAACATAGATATATTTTGTTTCATGGCAGTAAAACAGACAAAAAAGTTTTAAGATCAAGATTGTTATATGAAGTTATGCCTTATCCAAAAGGTGATAGTAAAACTTATGATTCAGGTGGAAATATTCAAACTCAACAGGTAATGTTTTTATGAACTATAGAAACCCTAAACTACTCAAACTAGCTAATGACGCACCATGTATGATGTGTTCTATGCAAGACGGTACTGTAGTGGCCGCACATAGCAATCAGTTAAGAGATGGTAAAGGCACAGGTATAAAAGCCCATGACCACCGCATAGCGTTCTTATGCCACCAATGCCACCACATGATAGATAATGACAAAAGTTTAGATAAACATGATAGAATAGCAGCATGGGAAGAAGCGCACAGAAAAACTATAGGTTGGTTATTTACTAATAACCATTTGGGGGTAAAATGAAATATTTAGTAGGATTTATAGGTATATTATTTTTACCTTTTGCAATAGTCTTTGTGGCTTTTGAAGCAGCTTGTGTTTATATTGTTAATTCTTGTAACGAGGAATAATTATGGCAGATAAAAACCCTATCACAGGTGATTTATTACAATCACGCATGAACAGTAAAGAGTTTGAAGAAAACTTTGATCGTATATTTAGACGTAAAGAAACATTTAAAGAATTACAAGAATCAGCCGATCAATACTTTGCAGAATACGAACTAAACAAATCTACAGGTGAAGTAGAAAAGCGTTTCTTAGATGGCATATCTAAACCTAATGGAGAACAATTTGGCAACGAGTCCGACTCAACTGAGTCTTAAAAAGTTAAGAGATGAAGGATACACCGTTGCTATAGTAGAACATTGGAACGCATTTGCAAGAATACGACAAGATCTATTTGGATTTATAGATATACTAGCCTTAAAAGGTAAAGAAGTATTAGCAGTACAAACAACCACAGCAAGTAACATGTCAGCAAGAATTAATAAAATAGCTGATAATGAATATGTAAATGCAGTTCGTGATGCTGGCTGGACTATTCATGTACATGGATGGCATCAAGACGATAAACGTAAATGGCATTGTAAAGTGAAAGACGTCAGTTGAAATTTCAATCAGAGCATTATTATTATCAATACAAAGATGCGGTAATGGAAGCAATAGGCGAGGATAAAATGACTTGCCAAGATATGTCTTTAAAGCTTGATGTACATTACAACAGAATTAAATGGGTAATGTTTAGACTTAGAAACGAAGATCATCTTACATCATACAAAATAAATGACGTTACATATTATCTCAAGCCTAAACCACATCCATTACAATCTATATTTGGCCACGAAGTAAAGTTTACAGAAGATCAAATAAAAGGCTCACAAATTTATAATGAAAAAGACGCTAAACACAATTTAAGATTTAATCCAGATCAAGATTCATTTCATGGTAGTTCCATAGTAGGCGAAGGAGTTAAAATAGGAACATGACGCAAGAAGATATTATTGCTATATACAAAAAGGTATTTCCCACAGGTTACGAACCAGTTAGCGTAGATCGCATGGTGCAATTTGCAAGATTAATAGAGGAAAAAATAACACATGGCTAAAAAACCATATATTAAAGTAGTAAGCATTAAAGACAGAACAGATGGTGATTGTGATTTAAAGTTAGATATTAACGAAACAGGTAAAGAATTGCTTATGCAAGCAGGTATTCAAAAAGCATTATCAGATTATACTGTAGCAAACTCAAAGAAACTATCATTTTGGAATAAACTACAAATTTGTTGGAGTATATTAAAGTGACGTGGAACTATAGAATAATTAAACGAATGTCAAAAGATGAACCTGAATGTTATTACGCATTGAATGAGGTCTTTTATGAAAGCAAAACTAATAGACCTATGGCGTTTAGTGATGCAGACACAATTATAGGTAACAGTCCTAAAGAAATTATAGAAGTATTAGAAATGATGTTAGCTGATGCTAAAAAAGATATACCTGTTTTAACAGAAGAAGATTTTAAATGCTAACAATAGATCGCTTATTGTGTATATGCGAGGACTGGGCTTTGTATATGAAATCACATGATAGTCATAAACTAGGCTTCCCCAAGAAAAGTATAGGCATGAGTTCAGGTGGTGAGTCTACAGCAGATGCTTTTGAGGATATGGTATCAGCACAAGACTTAAAGAACGTACATACTATTGACAGTATCATTCATTCATTGCCTAAGGAACAACAGGAAGCTATCTACACACGCTTTTTAAAGACTAGGAAACCCTTTGCATACGAGTTTAAATTGCAACTTGCAATGGACAATCTTATGACCATTGGCGGCAGACGTATAAATGCCTAAAATAATATACACAAGCATACTGATTTTTGGTATAATCGCAGATGTGGGATAATTGTATCTATATGTTCCGCATAAGCCTACTTAAAACGTGGGCTTTTTTTATATCTATAAC